GCCTTCAGTGGCGCGTGCTCCGGGCTTTTGGGGCGCTGCCCACCGAGCCGCGGGCCCGGGCGATGACCGACCGGGATTACCTGTGGTGCGCCCTCAACCTGCTGCTGGACGGCGAGGAGGCGCTGGATGCGCTGTGTCCCGCCTGCCGGGCGGAGGCACGGGAGGGACGGTGCCCCGTCTGCGGCGCGGCCACGGGAGGCGACCGGACCGGGGAGAACGCAGGGTTTGACCCGGAGCGGTTTGAACGGATGCGGCGGGGGG